TCTTAATATATTCTAAACGAAGTTTGACCTAGTGTCTCTGGTTTTGCCAAATTAAATTGCTGTAGACATAAATAACCAAAAGCATCAAAAGCGTGGTCAACCCCCAGATTCTTATTAGGTAATCCTGTATTTGGAGCGTAAGTCAGAGTTCTTAACGCTTTTATCAATTCTTTACATCGAGGATGGATAAATGTTCTTCGATCTCCGTTTGCATCATATAAAGCAGTATTTACAGCAGTAATTTTATCTCGTATTTTCCAGGGAGATTTTGGACTCATTACTGTAAATCCATTCCTTCTTAAGATCGTATGGTCTGTAACACCTACCCCACTTGTCTTTCTTGCATTACCAGTAGGGTCAGGACAAGCAATTACCCTTCGATCCACTCCATATCTTCGTGTAACCTCCTCCGCAAAATCCCAGGTTGTTGCCCCACCCGTCAACATGATCTCATCAAATACATAAAGACAGTCATTATGTTTTACCGCACAAATTCCTGCCATAGGATCTACGTTAAAATCTAATCCTATTAACAAAGGAAGCATATGCAGATCGGCAGATTCTTTATCAATATTCTCATCATCAAAACTAACAGCAACTAATCCAGTTAAATTTTCAAAACTAGCTTCAAATTCTTGCCTAAATGTTCTTTCGTCTAATTGACCCCTAGCTGCTTCAACTTCTTCTGGAGCAACATTACCCCCTTCAATCGTGGTAAAACTCCATCGAATCCAATCATCTCGATCAGTTTCACCACAAAAACACCACATATCATAAAACCAACTCGCAGTTCCATCTGGTGTACTAATAAACAAAGCCCATCCTTGTTTATCAGCTAATGCAGGTCTTATAACTTCTGCCCATACGTCTTTATCCATAAACGCAGCCTCATCCAATACAACACCAGCTAAACTTCTACCCCTCAATGCCATCGCATTTTCAGTACCTTTCAACTCAATACTTGACCCATTTATCAGATCTAGTCTCAAATCTGTCTCATTTTTGGCCGCAACCCATACTTTCGGTACTAATTTCTTTAACTCCTTCCACGCAATGTCTTTTGCCATCCGATATGTCGGTGCACAATAGAAATAAACTTCCCCTGGTCTGTTAATCGCACCACGAAGTAGTTCGATGCAAGATAAATATGATTTTCCAAACCTTCGACCTGCTACTAATATCCGAAATCTCTTCTCACTATTGAAAACTTGCCCCTGGGCATACCTTAAATTGATTTCTGGTGCGTTTTTTACTGCCATACACTAATAATTAACAAATTTTTCAACTAATACCCCCTAGTTATAGCCTAAATTACATTTTCTAGGTTATCATTCAATTAATACCTTATCTGATTGAGTCCGTGGCTGAATCTATTTTATCTGGTTTCGTTCCAGAAGATTTTAAAGATCAACAAGTAGAGAAGAAAAAAAGACGTTCTAAGTTTGCTTGTAATACAAAAGAGCATATCCAGGCTAGAAGTCAAAGATTATATTCAAGACAGCTAGAAGGCAAGACAACAAGACAGCTAGTTTTGGAACACGCAAAGATTGAAGGCATTGCAGAAACTTCAGCTTGGAGCGATTGGAGCCGAGTAAAACAATGGAATAACGAAGATTGGGAAAAAGATAGAGAAACTATGCTTCCAAGACTTCAAGCGATGAGAGTCAGATTATTTAATAAGGCAGTTTCAAAAGGTCAATTACAGACAGCAGCACAAATATTAGATTCTTTAGGCAAAGTTATCGGTGAGTCTGTAGAGACAGTCAATATTCAAGCACCTCAACTGTCTATAAAAGTAGAACAGAAGTAGTACACATATATTAGTAACAAAGATCTGGGATATATATTGATGGTACCCGACATGGTATATGCAAAAAATTTTTCTGCTACCCTGCCCCGTATCGCCTGAAACAGCTCTGTGCGGCTCTCTGATAGCTCTCTGCTGTCGCTTTGGTGCTGTAGTACCTGAAGAAATTTGGCTTGCCTGAAGCGATTCTGGAAGGAGTTTTTAATTGTTACAAAATTGTTAAGATATACAGCATCCTTGCATCATGTAGTAAATATGCTGCTATATTTAATGTATAAATAATTTTTTGGATCCTATCGGCTCTCGCTTTACTAACACAGACTGAGACGAAAAGCCAACCGATAGAACAACTCGAAGCCATAGATCGAGAAGGTGCCAAAGAAGGAAATACAAACTGACTTTCTCGGCAGGGTTTCACAGATATGAAAACACCGCAATACTTTCCTTTTATCTCTAGGCTGTATCACTCACGCCAATAACAGGAACAACAGGAGCTTAGATCTTCGGACTAGCTTTCTTTTTCCCTTCACAGATTACCGCACGATATAGAACAGCCTACAGATAAAAGGTATTTTACTTTTTATCTATTTTCACTTACCCAAAAGTTAATTTTTAAATTATGACTTACGCCTACGCAATCACCCAATATAACGGGTTGGATTATGACAACGGAATGGCTCCTATTTGGAATTTAGTTGGAGAGCGCAGAGACCAGAAAGCAGCCTTAAAAGTTGCTGAACAGTTAAACGCTCGAACAAAATTCCATCATCGAGTAGAAGTTGTGAAGGCTGTTGAACTACCGAAATACAGCATATTAAAACCTGCTAAATCTGAAGCTCAACAACTTGTTATTCCTGCAAGTTTCAAAGTAATTAAAAAGAGATCATTCATCCGCAGATTAATAGGAGCTTTTCTAAATGTCTGAAGAAGAATTTGAAATCTATTTTGCTGGCTGTAATTGGGGTACAACTTTCGAGTTGTTCCCAAGGCTAGAAAAAAAAATTAATTACGATCCCGAAACTAAGGAGCTAAACAAAAATGAAAATTAAAAAATTAGGAGCGTCAAAGACGCTTCTTTCTTTTCCTGATAAAGAAATTTTTATCAGTTATGAAACTCCTGTTGCTGCTCGCTTTTCTAATGGCGACTGCATCAGGACTAAAACAAACTGGTCAAGAACGACCCAAAAACATATTACTCAATATCTTGAAGGCTTAAACGCTCAGAGAGTTGAGCAAAGTGTTTTAGATAATTTATTAGGAGCTTAAAAAAATGTCATCAAAATTTTTCAAACATATTGATATAAGTCAATATGAAATTACAAACTCGGATCTCCTCCGAGCTTGTAAGGATGAGTTAACAATGCTTGGATTAAATACGATTCTTACTGAAGATGAATTGACAGTACAAGCAGAATATAAACTTAAAAAATTCAAAGATTTTATGAGACCATTATTTCAATGAAATACAAACTAACTCACGCTGTATGTTATTTAGACTCAAAACCAGAGATCAAAATTTTTGATCTTTGGGATGAGTTACAAGATTACATAACTGAAGAAGTCGAAAGACGTGTTCAATTTCAAGTCGAACATTCTCCTTTTTCTATTTCAGAAGAAGAGCGAGAAGCAATCGAACAAGAAGAATACACTTTGGTCAAAATAGAGGAGCTTTAAGCTCCTTTTATTTTATAAAAAATTTTCACTTATCCTGTAAAAATTATGACAGTAATGAATGGCCGAAAAGCTAAAAAAGATTATGTTAAACCTGAAGAATTAATAGTGAATGAATTAATTCAGGCACTTGAATCAGGGCAAACAAATTTATGGCGAAAAGAATGGACAGTAAAGGGTGGCTTCAGGAATGTCTTATCAGGGCATCAGTATAAAGGCTCTAACCCTGCTCTGTTATGTTTACAGAGTTCAATTAGGGGCTGGCATTTACCACTCTTTATAGGAGCAGGTCAGGCCAAGTCGATTAATTGCTTACCTAAAAAAGGTTCAAAATCTGCTCGAATATTACAACCGATCCAAAGATCTTTTGAAACAAAAGAAAAGGATGAAAACGGGGATGTAAAAATGGGTCAGTTCATGAGCTATAAATGCGTTCCAGTATTCAATGTTGCTGATGTTCGGGGCTTGGATGATGAAGCTAGTCTTAAGCTAGAAAAATTAATTGATGATGCAGTTCTAACTGCTAAACCTAGAGAATTGGATGACAGGGTAAAAGAAGCCCATGACAGATTATTCCAATGGGAAAAGCAGATTAACACTTTAGTAAAAGGTGGAGATAGAGCTTATTACAGAGAGTCAAGTGATGAGATAGTCATTCCAAAAAGATATAACTTCAAGAATGATGAGTCTTACCTTGCGACATTTGCCCATGAAGCAATCCACTCAACAAAACATAAGTCTAGGTTAAATCGAAAAGACTTAACTTATGCAAATGAGGAATTAGTTGCTGAACTTGGAGCTTATTTAGTTTGTAATAGGTTACAAATTTCTAACCTAGACACACAAAATCATGCTGCATATCTTGAAGCATGGTGTCCAATGCTTAAGTCCGATCCAAAGATCTTATTTAAGTCATTAGCCAATGCTAGTAAAGCAGCAGATATGGTAATTGGTGAGCAATAAGCTCACCTTTTCTTTTATTTATTATTATGAAAAATTACAAAGCGACTGATCCTGAAATGATACAGGCTCAAGAAGATCTATCAAAGTTATCTAATTTATCTAATCGGGTAATTTCTAACGATAAAGATTTATTTCAGGAATTAATAACGATCCAATCAAAACTTTGCGAGATTTCAGCAATCAAAGCAAATTTCATGCAAAGGTATGAGGATATATTGGATGAGCAATATCAGATAGAAACAAGGCTAGCAGTATTTCAACATGAGATGTTGCATAGTTTTGAACTGGTATTTAGGTATTACAAAACTAAGAAAAAAGGATTTAAGTAAATGAAACAATTTATTCGAGATACTGAAAATTTCAACAAATTTGAAAATCAGTTAGGTAGAGAATTTAACTCAATTTATAAAATAAGAAGAGTTAGAGATCTCAAAACAAAACAAGAAAGAGTTCAAAAAGATTTATCTTTACCGAACCAAAAACAAAAAGAAAAGAAGGGATTTTAATTAATCCCTTTTTCTAACTTTAATTTACACCTAGTTAAAATTAAAGTTTCATACAATTTTTTATCTTTACTTAAAGCTTTTGTTATTAGAACGTCCCAATCATTTTCTGAGAGGGCATTTAATTTATAGGGATTGAAGCCAAGTTCTTCAATTTCTAAAAGAAAAGTTTTAATTAAGGACATAAATTCTTTAAATATACTATATTAGTATATCATAACGCATTGACCATGCTTGCATATATATGCTATTGTTATGATAAGTTCACTTGCCCCAAATTTATGAACCGAATTACAAACAGAGATGTTGAATTTCAACTTGAAAGACTCAACAAATTAACAAACAATCCTACAGAATATTGGACTGATAAAAAAGCCAATATTGGTAATATTCATACTAGAGGTCAATATGGATATACCACTATCATGCAGACCATGAACGATGGTGGAGGTTGCAATTCTCTAGCTTCAGGACTTACTAAACGTGAAGCGTACCAATGGTTAAGAGCAGCGATAGCAGGGATTTACCTAATGAAGGATTCTAACAATGGATAGAGATATGAAAAAAGTCTTGGAAGCATTATCCGAACAAGACAAGAAACTTACTGAATTATCCAATAGGATTCTTCAATCTACTGACCTAACAATAAATGCTCTTGATGGTCAGCAAAAACTTAATAAATCTCAAAGCGAAGTAAACCATACTTTAAAAAATGGAATACAAGATTTATTCAACATGATCCAAATCTTAGTTAAAACTTTAAAAGGAGGTAAAAACTAATGGGTTTAGATATGTACTTAGAAGGTTCTTTTTCTACAAGAGCTTACGAAAGACCTACCGATCAGGACTACGCTGATATGCGAGAAGGTAAAGACGTTAAAGTTGAAAGATCAATGGAATTAGAAGATGCCATTGCTGCTATTGGTTTTGAAGACGCTCCAATAGATCATGCTTATAATCATTTCACTTATGTTTTTCCTATTATTACTTGGAGAAAAGCTAACGCTATACATAAGTTTTTTGTTGATAACTGCCAAGAAGGTAATGACAACTGCCAACGTCATTATGTATCTACAGGAGATTTAAAAATGCTCTTAGATCGTATTAATACCATTCTTGAAATAAAAACACCAGTTGCCAGAGAAATGAAGGCAGAAGAACTCTTACCAACTGATGTTGAAGGTTGTTTCTTTGGTACAAAAGAATATGACGATTGGTATTACAAAGACTTGGAAGATACTAAAAAAGTTCTTGATAAGTTATTTGAATATGAAGAAAATGCAGAAGCAGGAAAAAATTTCGATAACTTCTACTATCAATCATCTTGGTAAAAATTATGTCACATTCTATAAATTCTGATATCTTAGAATCTCTCTTTGATGAACAGATTGATGCTGTTTCAGAAAGATTTCCTTCCCTATCTACTAGGGAAGTTGAAATTATTGCAGCAAGAAGAGCTAAACGTCTTTTTTGGGAGATGGCTCAATGAACATTACAGATAGTAGAGATGAGGCCTTTGAAGCGATAGCAGAGATGTTACGCTCCAATGTAAAGAAAACTAAGATAGCTTCTAAACTTGCTGCTGATTATTGCGTAAGCGATAAAACAGTTTACAAGTGGATATCCAAAGTGGAGGAAATGTATGATATTGAGCCAATCGAGTCAATCATTCAACAGCATAAATCTGAATTAAAATCTGAAATTTATCAAGATTTAATCAGAGATTATCATAAAGCTAAAGATGAAAAAGATGATGAGTTACGTAGAAAAATTGGAGCTATATTAAATAATACTTACCTTAAAAAAATTAATTTCAACTGAGAATTTCGCTAGCGAATTATGATTGACAACCCATTACCAAATCAAGTTATGCAGGAACAAGAAA